CATTTATACCACCCCCACTATCAATATAATAGGAAACAAATGAACGCAAAGAAGAAACTAATATTAACAGACGAACGCAGCTCATTCAAGCCATTCAACTATCCATGGGCATATGATGCCTGGTTGAAGCACGAACAAAGCCATTGGCTCCATACTGAAGTGCCAATGTTAGAAGATGTTAAAGATTGGAAGAAAAAATTAAATGATAGCGAAAAACAATTCCTTACTAACATATTTCGTTTCTTCACTCAAGGAGATATTGATGTCGCAGGTGGCTATGTTAATAATTATCTACCTCATTTCCCGCAGCCAGAAGTACGAATGATGCTTTTAGGGTTTGCAGCTCGTGAAGCACTTCATATTGCCGCATACTCTCATTTGATTGAGACGTTGGGTCTACCAGAAACGATGTACAACGAATTCATGGCATATCAACAAATGAAAGATAAGCATGACTATGTCCTTGATATATCACTGAATAACGGAACAAAGCAATCGACTGCAAAACATATCGCTACATTCTCAGCATTTACTGAAGGGATGCAGCTATTCAGCTCATTCATTATGTTGTTGAATTTTCCACGTAATGGAAAAATGAAGGGGATGGGTCAGATTGTTACTTGGTCGATTGTAGATGAGACAATGCATACAGAGAACATGATTAAACTATTCAGAGAGTATGTTAAAGAAAATCCCGAGATATGGAATGATGAATTGAAAGGTCAGATATATACTGTCGCTGAAAAGATGGTAGAGCTTGAAGATAAATTCATCGACCTATCTTTCCAAATGGGTCCTATGGAGGGACTAAGTAGTGATGATGTCAAACATTATATTCGTTATATTGCCGATCGTCGTTTGATTGGCCTTGGAATGAAAGGCATCTTTAAGGTGAAGAGAAATCCTCTACCTTGGGTAGAAGAAATGATCAATGCGCCTACACATACAAACTTCTTTGAGAATCGAGCAACCGATTATGCAAAGGGTGCTACGTCAGGCACATGGGATGATATATGGGGTAAGGCTGCTTAAGGAGAATATATGAAGGTCGTGGATGATAATGATATTGTTATATGTACTGAATGCGACGCAGAATTCACTGTACACAAGCTAGATGATGAAGACGGTGATGTTGAATTCTGCCCATATTGTGGCCACCACTTATGGGAAGATCAGCGAGAGGATGAGGACGACGATGGGTACTTTGATGATTGAGTGTTAGCGATCCTCCTAAATACTAGAGCTGTCATATAATGATTTCGGTGATTATTATACCATCTTAATAGGAGTTTACGCATACGATACTGCGTGGCATCTCGCGGTGTTTGTTATGTTTTTTGTGATCTTTGTTACATGCTAAGGTATTGATGTAATGTATCATGGATCCGATTACCCTCTTCGCTATGGCCAATGCCGCTGTCTCAGCGGTAAAAAAAGGGTGCCAGTTATATAAAGACATCAAGGGTGCCGCTGGTGAGGTGAAGGACGTCCTGAAAGACATGGATGATCAATTTCACAAATTGCATCCTCCAGAAAAGCCTGCCACAGCAGATCAACGAAACAACTTCATTAAACAACGAAATGAAGTAGTTGAACTAAACAAAAAAGCCAACGCAGGCGAACATACCGGAATATATTCTGAAATCGGCGATCATCTTGGCGCCTACTATGATAACTATTACAAATGTATGGGTATCTTTGAGGAAGAAGAACGCCGTTCTAAAACAGAAGTATACAGTGGTGATGCAAGTTTAGGTAAGCGTGCTCTGCAAAGAGTTCTAATGAGAAAACAATTAGAACAAATGGGAATAGAGTTACGGGAGATAATGGTATATCAAAGCCCTCCAGAACTAGGTGCATTATATACCGAAGTTGAAGAAATGATGAAGGACATGGGCGCACAGCAACAAGCACTCATGTCTAGACAGCTGCAAATGCAACACGCAGCTAAACTCAAAGCAAAAAAAAGAATAGACAAACTGTGGTTACAAGCAGCTTGGGGTATGGGTGCCGTAATTGTGGCCGCATGCGTGGGCATCATGTTTGCTTTTGTAGTTGAAGATAGAATCAAAAAATATCCACAATTAGGAAATGATTGGACACCTAAAACAGAAGAGCAAAGACGAATAGAAGCTTTGCCTAAAAAATACATAGGAAGATAGGATGAAGAAATACTTCAAAGAACTAGGTGAGCAATATAATTATGTATGGTGGTGGCTTCTAGATCAAGGAATACTAATTGCTACTTTTTTGGTCAACGTGTTCTTGTTTGGTATGTTTGCAATTACCATGGTAATTTTATTAATTGCCTTGAAGTATTTTGGAAAACATTAAATTGGTGAGCCAAGCGATTTGGTTATGGATACCGTTTGTGGTTTAGAGTCGGTATTTGTTGCCATCAGCCTTTGCATCGAAGTAGTGGCTGTCGTGTCTTTTGTAGAGCTGCGGGCTCCATTGATTGTCAGGTTCTAATTGTTGATGGGTGAAAGCGGCTCTTATTTTTTTTATAATTCGCTTGACGGAGTTAAAGATAATCTTGGTCATTATCGACCCATTCTTTAGCTTTTATGAGACCATACACAACACCAACAGCTATCAATATAGATACTATATACCCCATGTTTATCTCCCTTTGAATTATATAGTTGATGAGTGATCCTAATTGGACGTTTAATAATACAACATTTGAAGCGCCTAGTCCACAGCACTACGGTTTTGTTTATATCATAACAAACACAACCACAAATAAAAAGTATATCGGTAAGAAGTTGTTTTGGTTTAAAAAAACTAAACAAGTTAAAGGTAAGAAGAAGCGCTATCTAGCCGAGAGCGATTGGCGAACATATTACGGATCGTCTCCATCTTTAGCAAAAGACATTGAGTTGTATGGAAGCAATTCGTTTAAACGCGAAATATTACATCTCTGTGTAAATAAAGGCCAGTGTTCTTATTATGAAGCACTAGAACAATTCCAACGACAAGTTCTCTTTTTTCCTGAACAGTATTATAATGACTGGATCATTGTACGTGTACATAGAAAGCATATCATAAATGAAAGCACAAATCGGTCTTCCGTACAAACAGCCAACGAATAAACCCCTACAGCGATTGTGTAAGGGTAACATAATAATAGACGTGCATGCTCGCGAGAATGGCGTTGATATCTACCAAAAAACAGGGGATGATGTCCCACAACGGCTATCTCTAACAAGAGAGCAGGCACATAACTTCTATCAGCTTATGAGAAATAATGGATTTGTAGATGCTTGAAACTATTGTTTTTGCAGTAATAGGTTGGTTGCTGGGCGGATGGATTGTCCGCTCGTTCATCGGCTCTTCCAGCGAAGAACAACCGCGGTTTTCTAAGAGGAAATTGATAACCCTACAAATAGATGTTGAGCAAATAGGAAATTTATGGTATGGTTGGTTTAAGGATGTAGATGATTGTCAAACTTTTATTGCTCAAGGCGATAGTTGTAATGATGCTATTAGTAAGTGCACAGAGAAGATACAATCACGCAATCCAGGATACATTATATTATTCAAATACAAGGTGAAGTATGACAACGCAACTGCAGTACAAAATTAAAGAGAATGTTGCTATTGTTAGTAAGTTGACAAAGGAAGTAATACGTGGCAACATTATTAATGAAAAAGATATAGATGGAAAATCATTTTGGGTAATGGTTACGTATAACAGACCAGGTACCCAATTAATATTTTCAAAAGATGCATGGTTCTTACAATTTAAAGGAAAATGAAATGAGTGATATTAATGAGCTAGAAAGGTTGGCACGTCAGTGGTTAGTAGACCGTTTACGTGAAGGTGAAGTCAAGGTTTCTTTCACGAAGAAAGATGGATCACAACGCGAAATGACATGCACGCTCAAAGAAGGGGTTGTTGTTCCTCACATCAGTAAAACTGGTGTGTCAAAGAAGCATAGCGATGATGTGCTCCCAGTATGGGATATTGAACTTGGTGAATGGCGTTCATTCAAATACGACACAATAACATCAATTGTTGTAAATGAGCGTGTTGACAGTTACCCTAACATTTGGGAAAATAAAGTTACTAGCGCAGCGTGGCCTTTTCCTGTAGGAAGGCCATAATGGATTACACGCATTTGACATACGATAACGAATACATACATGATATTGGAATAACCTTTGGTGCTTTCGATTTGTGTCATGCCGGCCACGTATTAATGTTTGCTGAGGCAAAAGAAGTTTGTAAAACATTAATTGTTGGATTGCAAACGGACCCCAGCATAGAACGTCCATCTAAGAATCGTCCAGTGCAATCGTTATATGAAAGATATATTCAACTTCAAGCAGTCAAGTATATCGATAAAATTATTCCATATACATATGAAGATGAGATAATGCAGATACTGTATACTCAAGATATAAATGTTCGTATTATAGGAGCTGATTATATTGATAAAGATTTCACAGGCAAGCAATTATGCATTGACGAGGGGATACATATATATTATAATAGCCGAGGTCATTCATTCAGTACTACTGAATTGAGGGGACGCATAGGAAACAACACAACCAAATAATTATTATGGCTTTTGCAAATGACGAGTTGAGTGCCAATGCGAATGGTGGCACAGAATTAATGAAACGTGGATTAGAGCAACACTTAGATCCAAACCTACTTGAACATTTTCATATCACGGCTAGTAGGTTTCGTGGAACTGATCCAAATAAAATAAACATATACTGGTTGCATGATCTTCCGGAAGATCCAGAGTCTGCACATATTGCTAGTGGGGGATGGAATCAATTTGAAAAGTTGATCTTCGTATCTAATTGGCAATTCCAACAATACCAAAAGCATTTTGGTATTCCGTGGTATAAGTGTGCCGTATTGCAGAATGCTATTGATCCAATTGCTCCAGTACCTAAGTCTAAAGACAAAATTAAACTAATATACAATACGACTCCACATCGTGGATTAGAGATCCTTGTTCCTGTATTCAAGGCATTGTGTGAGAGGTTCGATAATATTGAGTTAGATGTATTCTCTTCATTCAAAGCATATGGATGGGAAGATCGTGATCAACCTTATGAGCCTTTGTTCGATGCATGTCGTGAAGATCCTAAAATCAACTATCATGGATTTCAGCCTAATGATGTTGTTCGTCAGGCTCTATCAGAGGCACATATCCACGCATACCCTTCTATTTGGCTAGAAACATCGTGCATTGCACTGATGGAAGCAATGAGCGCCGGTTGCTTGTGTATACACCCTAATTATGGGGCTCTATATGAAACAGGTTCGAACTGGACTTGGATGTATCAATGGAACCAAACTAAAAAAGATCACGCCACTTTGTTGTACGGATTTTTGGTAAACGCAATTGAAAATTACTGGACGGATAGTGTGCAATCGCGGATTGCTGGCCAGAAAACTTACGCTGATGTATTCTATGGATGGCAATTGAGAACACATCAGTGGTCTTCTTTGCTGTCTGGTATCTTACACGAAAAGAGAATTGATTACAATCCTTCACCATAAAGTGTTGACTTTTTTAGGTGTTGGTTGTATCATCATACAATGATTATTATTGACCTAAACCAAACAATGATTGCTAATTTAATGGCTCAACTTGGCAATCATACGAATGTAGAGTTGCAAGAAGACCTAATTAGACATATGGTCCTCAACGCTTTGCGTAGTTATAGACAGCTGTATCCGGAAGATGGGGATATAGTGATTGCGTGTGACGATAAAAGGTATTGGAGGAGACAAGTATTCCCTGCATACAAAGCGAATCGCAAGAAAGCAAGAGAACAGTCGGAGCTCGATTGGAATCAAATATTTACTATACTAAATAAGATCAGAGACGAATTAAAACAATATTCGCCATACAAAGTATTATTAGTAAATGGGGCTGAAGCGGACGACGTTATAGCGACACTATGTGCTAAGCGTGGTACGATAATTAAATCCTCTGAAAACATTCATATTCTGTCTGGTGATAAAGACTTTGTTCAACTACAAATATATACTAATGTTCATCAATTTGATCCTGTTCGCAAGAAACAGATCAAGAGTACGAATCCGTACAAATATCTTCGCGAGCATATTCTCAAAGGTGATAGGGGAGATGGTATCCCGAACATCATGTCGCCTGACAACTGCCTCGCCGAAGGTGAAAGACAAAAGTCGCTTCCAGCAAAGCGAATCGAATACCTTGCAGGGTTCGTCGATCTTTCCAAAGTCCTCCCTCCCGATCAATACAATAACTTTATGCGCAATGAGCGTCTAATTGATTTGCATATGATTCCAGAATACATCACTTCCGCTATCTTAGAAGAATACGACCTCCAACAACCAAAGAGTACTGAGGTGTTTAGGGGTTATCTACGAGAGCACAATTTGAAAACATTAGAAGAAAGAATTGAAGAGTTTTAATATGGCTATGAGACTTGGTATATTTCAAATATTAGAGAAAGCAGCAGAACAAAAAGCTACTGCTGATAAGATTGCAGTTCTACGGGAACACCAAAACGGAGCTTTGTATCAAATATTGAAATATGCATATGATCCGAATATTATTTGGGACCTTCCAGAAGGAGCCCCCCCATACAAACCATGCCCATACCCAGCTCAAGAGATGAGATTGGTTTCGGAAATGAGGCGGCTGTATCTGTTTATTAAAGGTGGCAATCCCAATCTTACTAAACTACGAAGAGAGTCGTTGTTTATAGAAATGCTAGAATCGATTCATCCTAAAGATGCTATTATTTTAGTTAATGCAAAAGATAAGAAGTTGCCATATAAAGGAATTAATGCTAAGTTGGTTAAGGAGGCGTTTCCTGGCCTCATCGAGGAGTTACCTGTAAATGAAAAAGTTAAACCATAAAGATAAATTTAAAACTGATATCTACGATAGGCCAGAAGGTAATCACTATTTCAAACGTCTGAAGACGACAAGGCAACAAAAGGCACATGAAGCATTGGACAGGGCGTTAAAACAAAAAGATTTTAAACGACTGAGAGTGGTAGACGAATACGATTTTTATTGATAGGAGTGTATTGTGTGGAATTCTAAATTAATGAACTGGGTAGAGCAGAAGATGATTAGTCTTACGAGCTCGTTGTATATGAAACGCAGGGAGAATGGACCGGTCGATGTTCCTGTAGCGGAACCTCAGGCCACTCCAGCGGCTAAGCCAAAAGTAACTAGGAAGCCTAGAGCGACGGCTACGAAGACTACGAAACCCGTAGTTAAGAAACCTGCGATTAAAGCGACTAAACCGGTTGCTAAGCCAGTCGCTAAACCCAAACAAACAAAGCCTGCGGCCATTAAACCAAAAGCACGTAACACAAAGGCAAAGTAATAATGCCTGTATATTGTTTCAAAGACACATCAACAGATGAAGTGTTTGAGGTGTCAATGAGTGTGAAAGATTTGGATCTTTACAAGGAGCAGCATCCGCATCACGAACGATACTTCGATAGTGCGAGTGCTCCGAGTTTGGTATCGGGAGTCTCTGTTGTCGGTAAAGTTGACGATGGATTCAAGGAAGTGCTGTCGAAGATATCGGAAGCACATCCTGGATCTGAAGTTGCTGATCGTCACGGTAGAAAATCGATTAAGCAAGTACAGACTGATAGAGTTATACGTAAGTGGAGGAGCTCGTCGGCTGGCCCATAATAATTATAAGGAGTCACATGGCTAAAAGTAGATCGAATAACTTGCATGTAGTTTCACCTGAAGATTATGAAGTACGTGAACAGCAACCAAGCTACAAACAACCGAATACGAATACAAATACGCTTAGGATAAAAATTGATCACTTAAAAACGTTCGATCCTTTAACGGAAAATCAGCGAATCTTTTACGAAGCATATAAGAGAGGGGACTATTTCGTAGCTCTTCACGGAGTAGCTGGAACTGGTAAGACGTTTATTGCTTTATATAAAGCATTGGAAGAAGTATTAAATAAATCGAATCCATTTAAAAAAGTCATTATAGTCAGGTCAGCAGTCCAATCACGAGAGATGGGACATCTGCCTGGTGATGTTGATGAGAAGATGGAAATATATCAACAACCATACGTACAAATCTGCGAAACATTATTCGAACGAAAGGATGCCTACAAAAGACTCGTTGAGCAAGGTTACATTGAATTCATTTCAACATCATTCATTAGAGGGATGTCGTTTGACGATGCAATCATTATTGTTGATGAAATCCAAAATTTAAATTTCGAAGAGATAGATACTGTAATGACTCGGGTTGGTTATCGATCTAAGATTATATGGTGTGGCGACTACAGACAAACGGACCTTAAAAGGAAGAACGATATGTCTGGTTTGTTGAAGTTTTTCGAAGTGGCGCAACGTATGAATGCGTTCACTAGAATTGAATTTAAAGTTGAGGACATAGTCAGAAGCTCATTAGTACGAGACTACATCTTGGCAAAATTAGACTATGAAGACTCTACAGGACGATCCCTCCTTTGTTCGTGAAGAACTAAACGTCATTGACTTAGACTCATTATCATTAGATGGGAAACGATACTATAGGACACCGGACGGGAGAGTATATCCGTCCGTTACTACTGTCACCTCGTCCACTAAGAAAGAGTTTATTGAACAGTGGAGAGCGCGCGTAGGAGAGAAGGAAGCTGATAAAATATCACGCCGAGCCTCCTCTCGTGGTACCGATCTTCACACAATGTGTGAGCAATATACACTAAACAACCCAAACTATCGAAAAGGGCTGATGCCAACAACACTAGAGTTGTTTGGTAAAATCAAGCCTTTTTTAGATCAGCATGTGGAAGTGATATATGCAAACGAGATTGCGTTGTTTTCGCATGAATTAAAAACAGCTGGTCGTACAGATATGTTTTGTAGGTTCATGGGTATGAATACTATTGTGGATTTCAAGACATCCACAAAACCAAAAGAAGAAAAATGGATTGAAGATTACTTTATCCAAGCAACTACATATGCCATGATGATAGAGGAAATGTATGCTGGTGAAAAGAAGATCTTTATCCCACAACTTGCTATTGTAATAGCTGTAGAGGAGACGGGAGCTCCTGGTCAACTGTTTGTGAAACAAACCAACCCTTATCGCAATAAAGTACGCAAACTGTTTAAGGAATACCATGAAAACCATTACCCGCCTGTTAGCTATCTGTTTGATAACGACAAACATACAAGCAGCACCGTTTAGTGTACCAAGCACACTAATATGCGATCATAAAGAAAAGATTACTAAGTTCCTCAATGAGAAATTCAATGAAACATTAGAATCGATTGCGGTTATCGATGGAGCTGATAACTTGGTCTTGTCTATTTGGACGTCAGACCAAGGAACGATAACTGTAGTGGTCGGGGACGGCGAACATGCGTGTGTTGCGTATTCTGGCAATAAACTAATAAAAGTACCTAAAACCAGTAAAAACAATGTGAGTTGACAATATGTTTTGGTTTGTATACAATGACTTTGTCTTTTGAAAAAAAGATAAACTTTAACTTTTTACTATGAAGGAACCGAAATGGAAAATGTTGCAGCAACTAGTGCACCTAAAGCTCGTAAAAATAACGAGAAAAAAGCAAAAGCGTATAACATCTTTGAAGCAAACAAAGATAAGAAGTCAAGCGACATCGCTCGTTTGATCCAAGCTGAGTTGAACATCACGTTTGCTAACGCTCAGTATTACGTTACACGCGTATTCAAAAAGTGATCAATAGCCTGGTCGTGCACCAGGCATTTCTATTTGAGAGATTGTTATGAAAGTTGTGCTTGAATTTAATATCCCTGAAGAGCAATATCAACTATGGTGTGCTCATAACGGCCAACGCATCGTCCATGCGTTAGAAGATATCCGGGTTTGTTTGCGACAGCATTACAAATACGATGCCAGTGCTGATGATACAATCCGTGGTGTTGATGATATATTAAAAGATCTGTATAATATAACAGGTGATCCTTTGGAACAACAATGACGAAACGCAAACAATCTCAAGTATTTGGTATTGGTACTGAAGTAATTACAGACGATTTACGTATTGCTGTTGTAGAAAGACAACGATACGATAAAAGTGTAATTATTCGGTACCATACTCCTCCGTGGCCTTTTCCAGAGATGGATGTTAAAATGGCAAACCAGTTGACTAGAGTAAAATTTGATTTTGAAGAAGCTTTAATGTAATATGGGCAGTATTAATGTACCGTCACGTATCAGTAAGGAACTCGACGCACTCTTTGCAGGTTCAAAGTTTGCGAACAGGCTTGGGCTTATTCGCAGGCGCCGTAGACGTAAAGTCAATCGCGTACTCAAAGGCTGGACATGCGCATCATACGAAATGGATAAAAATAGAATGGAAAAAGCAAATAGCGATGTTTTTTTAGGTGCAACAGATGTTAGCGACTATATTATTAGTAACCTAATAATTGCACGTCATGACGACAAGAAAGGCACGCAACACGAAGAAATTACTGTACTGTCTACCCGCAGTCAATGGATTACCTTTTTAAAGTCGATGAATCATCAGCGCTTGATTCAGTTGACGAATAATGATGGTTTCCTGATTGATGATGAAACGAATTCTTATATACGATATGATGTTAACTCATCGTCTGTTCTTGTACGATTATCCGGTGATCTTGATGTTGTCGATGCTTGGAGTAAGTCCATATCTGACGCATTCGAGGTCGTTAACAATATAATCGAATGGATATACAGTGCTGATGGTCAAGGAATTGAGATTCCAATTCGGGGCGATCGGACCCCGATAGACGAAATGTATCCTTTCTTACAGGATCGTACTCTAGTAGAATACTACGACAGCTTTTTATCATCATCAGCGTCGGTCTTATTGTTGATTGGTCCTCCAGGTACAGGAAAGACGACATTCATTCGTGGTCTGCTACAACACGCCAATACTAGTGCGATGGTGACTTATGATGCCTCAATCCTTGCTAAAGATTATATATTTGCTCAATTCATTGAGGGCGATAGGAATATTCTTGTAATTGAGGATGCTGACAATTTTCTCGGGGCTCGATCTGATGGTAATGATATGATGCATAAATTCCTCAATGTCGGTGATGGTTTGGTTACTACGCGCAATAAGAAGATGATCTTCTCGACCAACTTACCCTCTATCAAAGATGTTGACCCTGCATTGATTCGTCCTGGTCGTTGTTTTGATATTGTGCACTTCAATACCTTAACAACTGAACAGGCTACTAATCTTGCCAAAAAACTGGAAATTGATTTCCAAGTCGCCAACACACAAGATCAGTATAGTCTTGCAGATATGTTCTATAAACAAACGGAAGCGCCTAAGACTCCCAAGCGTAAGTTGGGGTTTGTGTGAGTCATAACGTCAAATCAATGCTTAACGAGATAAAGAACTCGAAGTACTTTCTCGTTGAGGTTGAATTGGATGGTCCTATTGAGTTTAGCGGTAAGATACCATTCGATATAACGATTACCGATAACCTTGCAAAATTTACGGTATTAGCAAGCTCATATGAAGATGCTGAGCTGAAGGTTTTTAAATATTTGTGGAAAGAATAATAATGCCAATGTCCCCGATCATACACGAAACTCCATATAACGTAACCGTGCGTACTAAAGAGGGAGTATTTACTTTTTTTAGAGATGACAATCCAATTGGTGCTTGTTTATATCATTATGGAGAATGGTCTGGTCAAGAGTTCGATGTTATCGATAAGTTGATTACTCCTACCAGTACTTGCTTGGATGTTGGTGCTAATATTGGAACACATACAGTTGCATTAGCAAAGAGGTGCAATCAAGGCTTGGTGTTTGCTTTCGAACCGCAAGTGTATATTTTTCAAATACTGAACGCTAACATTTTTATGAACGACTGTTTCAATGTTGTTCCATATCAAGCAGGTGTTTCTAATACTTTGACGGAGATTAGAGGTCCGCTACACATTCCAAGCCCCAATCAGGGCAACTTTAACTATGGTGAATTCAAGAATACAGGAGACGGCCCTCTAGGTATTCAATGTATACGATTGGACGACACTAACTACTTTGGAAGAACGATCGATTTCATAAAGATGGATGTTGAGGGACATGAGCCGTCCGCACTAGTGTCTGGTACAAAAATGATAACCAAAGACAAACCTCATATGTATATTGAATACAACGATCACGATGGTAATGATGAAGTACTTCGAGTGTTGAACGATCTTGGATATAACTCATATTGGCATTGCTATCCTAAGCATAATGCTAATAACTATAATAAATCTGATGTCAATATTTGGCTCAATACTGCAGACTTACCTAAGAATGAGAATACTGTTGATAAGTGGTATGAGGCTAGCTTAATCGCAATTCACAAAGACAGAGACACAGGACAGTATACAGAAACAATTCAATTAGGGGATAGTATCGTTAAGTACCTGCAACGAAAAGGAATGATTGAGGGGTAATATGGTCAATATTAATGCACACCAAGAACGAATGCAAATGCGAACAATTATTGACATTATTCGACAAGCACAATGTGCTGACGTAATTCGAACCAGTTTCGACTATGAAATGGCGATCGCTATTAAAAGATCAATAATCGAAGAAATTAGACAGCAATATCCAATGCAGACGATGGGACTCGATACATCGATCCCACCTATTACTTTTGGGTCTTCATCCAAGTTTTAAATAGCAGCGGTTTTGTTTGGCCTGGTGTATCTTTAATGTACGTGTCGGCTAAGCTGTTTGTTCCAACTAGACGCTGAGACGGATCGAGTGCCATTTCGTTTGTATTGTGGATCCATTTTTGGAATGCTGATGTACGTCCCCATCTATTGCCTTGTGGGAGTTTGTTCTTCGTACGGGTTTCTTTCCCAGTGTTCTTATTAATCGACCAACTAAGACCAGCAGCGTTGCGGTGGCCTTCTTGTGAAAATGCAATAGCAAGCTTCTCGGCGTGAGTGTGCTTATGACCTTGAAAGTTGGAATGCCCTTTCATTGTCTTAGATATTTTCCGCCTAGTTTCTATGTCCACAATCCACCTCAGTTGTTGTTCTATTGTATTTATATTATAATACAGTCATGGACTTAGCAACATCATTCGTTTATAACGTACTCAAGGTCGCCGTAGCAACAACTCCGGTTCATGTCGACGCGACTGCGACATATCAATTCAACCCAAGCATGTCTCAGGAAGAAGCATGTAAAAGAGCTGAAGATAAAGCAAAAACACAGGCTTTACAAAAAGTTCTTGGCCAGGATTTTGGTTCAGATTCTACTATGAGTTGTCGAGAGAGTGACACTTACAAGTGCGAATCTGTCAAAAATATGTACGAGAATACTCGTGGGTACATTCGATCGATTACATCACGAAATGAAAAAGTAAATGGTTGGAATTGTACTGTAGATATTAGTGTTAAAGTGCAGGAGTTTAAGAAGAGAACTCCAACGATACAGTCTCAAGCGACTCTTGATCGCGTAGTGTATACAGCTCAAGATACAATCAATCTTAATGTGTCTACCACCGATAAGGGGTATGTGATTGTATACAAGTATGATCCGATCGATAATCAAGTGACCAAGATATTTCCAAACGAAAATACTAAAACGTCCACATGGACTTATAGCAACAGACCATTGAAAGTTACGATCCCAGCAAATTCGTTTCCTGAGAGAGAAGTACCTTATTATATGTTTGTGACAGTTGCGGGTGGCATAACTCCGACACTGTCCAACTATAGGTTGCATGAGTTTTATGATATGTGGGATAATCAACCATATGATGATATTACTTTCATTCGCAAGTCGTTTTATGTTTCAAGGAGTAAATTATGAAGAGGATTTTAATATGTACGGCTATCCTAGCTATGGTTGGGTGTTCTAGCAATCCAGTTAAGATTGCTGAAGGGACGAAAACGATAGAGACGACTAAGCCTATCACTGTCACAACGCCAGAATGGTATGTAACACTTCCTCGAGAGGATGGCGCACTGTATGCTGCTGCTACAGAAGCATCATCCGATCTACAATTCAGTATCGATCGAGCAGTGATGTCAGCACAACGAGAGTTAGCATTTCGTTTAAATAATGAAGTATCACAGAAGTATAGAGACTACACCGCCGAGACAGGTAGTGGTGAGAATGAAACTATTACGAAGGATACGGAGCGATTGACTATATCCAACTCTAAGTATATTAATATTGTTGGCATCGAACGTCTCCGTACAGAAGTTGTCCGTGAAGGCAATCGCTACCGTGCATATGTATTGGTTCGATATGGTTTAGATGCATCAAATAAGATCCATGCTAACTATATGGCCAAACAACGCAAACAAGATGCTCGTGAGCGTTTGGATGAATTTGATAAGGAGCTGAAGGGTCAGCAAGCACCTAAAATCGAATCTAATGTTAAGTTAGACAAGAGCGATCTGCTTGGTCCTAAAGTTTCGGATGCTAGTGTTCGTGAGCGTGTACAACGAGTATATGATGATCCGAATGCTGTAATAATTAGAGAAACCGTACGATAGAGGTGTATTATGCAAAATATTTCAAACGAAGAATATATTAACGTACTCGAGAAAGAAGTCGATACGTTACTGCGAGATTATTACAAACCACACACAGAGGGCACTGGTCATTTTAATACAGCTGCTAGTGTATTACGTCTACGAATCAAAGAACTACGGGAGATGACACATGGCATTGTGGCGAGTCAAGACTGCTGAAAAAAAGAATGTATTCATCAGGACGACATATCTGACTCCTGAAGAAGGCATCGCTGCCAAGAAAACATTCTTCATGGAAGAGTGGTATCGGTGGGGTAGTTGTCTAATCAGATCTGATGAAGCACCAACTGTTGCTGAAGATCCATATCAATCACCACTATCCCTTGATGATTATGAGATCGAAGACCAAGAGGCGGATGATGGATGTTCATTGGTGTTTTCCTTTCCAGAATATGATAACTGGACTGAAGCAGAAAAGCAGTACATTGAGGATTTGTGGGAGAGTGGTGAATTCTACGACCAAGAGTTTTGGGTCGAGGAACATGAAACACAATACTATGGTCCACTCGACGTAGAACAAGAGAGTGATGATGAGGAAGAGGATGAAGAACCTCCAACATCACCACCAGCTCCAACTTGGCCGTTTTCATCGTAACACTTTCGGTGTAATTGCCAGATTCGTTGTTCTATAGTATAATTGCCATACTAACTAAGGAGTTTGTATGTTTGATCCAGTGTATGCTCTCTCAAAACTCGGTCTTAGACCAGGAATGTCGGTATCTCGTGCAATAACATCTGTTGGACTAGATATTGATGAAGCATCAGATCCGCTGCTAGCAGCTAATAAAGTTATAGTATTGCTTGGCGCAAAACCAGTCAGTAATACTATAATGGCTAACATCTACGCTAAAGCGCTAGTTGAGCAAGCTGTTGTGTGGGGTGACGCTTATGTACCAGAAAATGCATTTGCAATTGCCCACGAAAAGTACAAAAAGATCCAGATTACAATGCCTGAGATCTTTGTCAGTAGCGATGAGAATGGTAACTATACCAATCGTAGCAATAAAGCACCAAAGCCTGTTAACGACAAAAAGACTCAAGCGCTCGAAATATACAACCGTGAGACCAGCAATAAATTGACAAATACTGCAATCGCGAAGATAATTGCTCAGGAGTTGGACATTACGCTAGCTAATGCTCAATATTACGTCACGAGGGTATTCGCGAAGTATTCAAAATGAAATTCTACCAAGAACTAACTGAGTGGGCCGATGGTGGTGCAAATCACATCTACTTGTTATCACAAGACAAGTCCAAGATGTATGCTTATATAAAAGCTGGCACCAAGAAGGTATTTGAGTTTAAGAATCCAATTGGAATTGATACTCGTGGCCGCAAGTTCAAAGAAGTACCAAATACTTTCAAATATAAGATCCCTCAAGTCCAATCGAATAATCCAACTTGGACTGTCGTTGGATCAAAGGGAGATGTGTATAATGTAGAGTATGTCGATAACCATTATCGGTGCACGTGCTCAGGATTCAAGTTTCGTGGTAGATGCTCACATATCGAAAGTGTAAAATGATTAATCCAATCTTATATTCTAGTTTATTTCCAACTCCCAAGTCCGAGCAGGAATTGGATGCCTATATTCAAAGTTTACCAGAATCGCAGCAGAGTATTGCATATAAAGTATCGATGATGGCATTCAACTTAGCACACACACTGGTTGAGGAACAGGTATCTAAATGAGTTATAGTCGGTGGAGCAATTCTTGCTGGTATAGTTTTTGGTGCGATACCACTAGTAAATTATTAGAGGAGCAAGTGTTTGCTCTTTGGTATAGTCCGGATGAAAAAGATACATTGGATTGGACATATAAACAACTACGAGAGTCGTTAGACAATGGTAGTTTATTGAACGACATAATGATAAAATACAATTGTACGCCGAAAGAAGCTGAAGAGGCATTTGGGTACATAGAGCGGTGGATTGCCGATATGAATGATCGGCTGAATATTGATTTGTTTAAGGAGTAATATATGGTATTTTTAGGAAAATGGGAACAATTGTTTATAGATTGCGTTGATTGCGTTTTATATATTATTATTAGTATTATGATTAGTACGTGGTTGAGTGTTGTGTTCCTTGCGTGTTTAAAATATTTAAATAGTTGAGGCGATGTATGCCAAGTATGTCGTATTGTAAATTCGAGAATACACTGAGTGAAATGATACAATGTGTCGAAGCAATGGGAGAAGCTGAAAACATTGATGAGCTCGACATGAATATGTATGAACAACCATGCTTCGATCGGTTGGCGAAGATGTGTAAGTGGTATTTGGAAGAGTACGATCGGTTGAAATCGGTCGAAGAGGAGACCGAATGAGTAAAATGGCAGACCTCCATATGGAGATCACACAATTACTGAAGGCCAAGTGGAGCTGGGGAGAGATAGCTGACCAGATCGTTAGTCAGTATAAGGTCCCAAGGGACTGGGCCGTACAACAAGTACGTGCTATTGAAGAAGCGACGATTACTAGCTAGTTGTGGATTTCATTTTTCCATATTATAATATGGTCACAACAAAGGAGTTCTGATATGGTCTGGTCTATTTACAAAGATTCTTCGATAAATGTTGATGATTGGGAGCTATGTTACACTGCATGGTTTACAGATTACGATATGGACACTAATCATGCACCATTACGTGTTAAGTTTCTCCATGCAGGAAAACATGACGTGTGGTATGATGGTAATAAAACTACAATCGTAGTTGACAAAAACGGGTTGTGGGAAAGTAACGCTGAAAAGCTAATTCTCGAAATGACACATAAGACTTATCATGGAGATTTTGTAGAGGGATTCTATAAAAAAGATGGTAGGATCTGGGTGTCTATAGGAAGTTGATACTTTCCCTCTAGTTGTACAAATCTGAAAATCGGGTATAATTGGCTTTACTGACAAACACAAACAGGAGTTTGAAATGGCTAAAATCTGGATCACAACACAAATTCAAGAGAACTATGGTGCCCATGACTGGGACGGAGTTGGTGAGTGCCCTCAGTATTGGAAATTTAAGGGCGGTAACGATTACATGGTTCCGCTTGAAGGGTTTCGTTCAGACGGCGACTTTGCTGAGAAGAAGTTGCGCATGATTGTCGACTCTGTCCGTGAAAAAATCGATTGTGAAAACTACGGCTATAGAGAGTATGTTGTTGGGTGGGAAGTCGTTGATGATGATTTTCTCACCGTGTTTGAGAAGAGTCAATTGGAATATGAGGGTGAGATCACTTACCCGGCACGGGTGCTCGAGCTCGAGGAGCTTGGATAATGGATCGCACATTCTTTGTGCTGTGTGGGCGTTGCTGCGAACATGCTGCTTCGGATGTTCGGCACCTAACATCGGAAATCAAAGTACTAAACGTCGAGGAAGATATCTCTGGTCGAGATGTCGTATCTTTTGAGTGTCCGATTACAAATCGAGTAGAACAATCTTTGGTATATGGAGGTGACTATGTTTAAATTCCTGGCTGGATTCATTTTTGGTCTTGTTGTATGTACAGTTGGTGTAACTGGACTTGCAAAAATGATGGACAACGGCGTATCTAAAGTACAGAGCGCAGCTAAAGAAGCATCACAATGATTGGAGATAATATGAAGATTGAAACACATCAAGTAATTACAATGCCCGCCGGTAGTTATTATATTGGGGATTTGTGTTATGTGTTAGATGACGACTGGGACGAAGCCTGTAGTATGTTCTTTGCGGGACGTAGCGATCATGGTGTTAATCAAGGTGGATTCACTTTGAGAGATGGCCGCAACTTTGTATGCTTCAATACTGCGTGGGGCGATGGTGGTTATGAGGATAACTATGGTCGTATGTATGGGGTCGATGCTGGGTGTATTGGAGCAATACAGGTTCCTGCTGGTAGTAAAGCTCCGTGGGGTGGTAATATAGTTGAATTCAAAAATGCATTTGAGTGTCGTAAAGAAGGACGTGGAACTTTAATTTTTGGTGATGTTATAATTGAGACAGATACGTGACATGAGATACAAAATGGATGTATCTGTTGAACAGGTAGACGCAATTGTCATAGAAGAGTTGAAGTTCGCATACGATATTAATCGGATATACAACGACGAACCCAGCAAAGAGTTGCGTGAAGCACTTGACCGAGTGTTGAAATATTATATGGTGCCATCTGAATATGAAGAGTATATTCGAACGCTAGAATAGTGTCCCACTTATGTCCTCGCAAATGGCGTTATGCGATGTAGTTGGCAGGGACCTCCATTTATACACACTTGTAAGATAACGGTCCTAAGGTGTGTATTTAATTGTTTTAATATATTTCACGCCATTGCATAGTAACACCCACTGTAGTAGAATCGGTGGCATGTATGTTGGTTGCAGCAACAACGTATATTTCCGAATCGGTGCTATCAAAATTCTGAACGATATAGTTTTTCTTAGCCGATGGTGGCATACTGGGAGTTGGCGCACCTCCTTGTGCTTGCACTGAGTTTTGACTACTGGCAGCGACGAATCCACTAAGAAGTTCATCGCCATCAGTAAACGCAGTTGCTCCGGCCATATATTCAACACCACTATCATCATCAACAGATACCCAACTACCACCTACTGTCAATTGAGATATGTTTGGCAGCTTTATCATACGATATTTAATATTAGCACCTGTAGATATAATATTAACCTGACCGGGTCTAACGATCATTCTGTTAAGATATGTTTTATATGATGTTTTTAAACGTATCGCCAACACAGGTAAAGTAGCACCCGCGGCAAGTGTTCTCAGTGTGGGGGAAGCGACCGCCCAATCAGAACCAGCTTCAACATAACCGCCTTCCGATATTACCGTACTACAGATTTGATCGAAATATGCACCGGTTGTTGTTCCAGTATTAAGAAGCTCACAACGCACCGGTAAGTTAGGCGTACTCATGTACACAGTTGGTAGCTCGTTGCTATGGTCAAACACATGAGCAACAATATACTCACCATCATGGACAAACCCCACTCTCACACGACCAACACCCAACCATTGGAAGTCAATGAATATTAGCTGTGTTTTTGTGATATCAATTGTGAAAGCATTTGGTCCAACGCCGTTGCATTTATTTCTATTCCAATTCGATTGAGATACTCTTGTCTCTACAGCACTTCCACTAACATAACTGCGGACTACAAAACTCAATGTACCGTCGCCTGTCTGTTCAAAGAAAATACCATTGTTATCATCGAAGTAGCCTGTACGCTTTGTCACGTTTGCAACAGCAGCATAGAAGTTAAAACTAGACAGAATCAACTGACTCTTGCCGGGCATGTAATGATGATAAAATTTCGACTGATGCACCATACGGCTTGCAGAATTACTCGACGTCGTTAGACGTGCGCAAGCCTTATTTGCTTGATAAGCAACTGTTGCACCGTTTGTGGCATACTCGATAAAGTTGGAATCAATGCCGTATAGATGCTTGTAGTCACCAAGCGTATACGGAGTAGTAACTGTCTGTCTACCAAACGCATCAACGTTTGGTTCTTTGAAAAGATATGTCATATTATTCTCCAACCATTGCTGTAAATTAACTGCACAGCGCCGTTATTAACTTTTATAATGAAACCATCAGGATCGTTGTCAACACGACCCACTACAGTGATCGGATAGTATGCGGCACTACCAGACTCATCCTTAATTACAAGTACTCGACCGTTAGACACAGTAGTTGGCAGATATACCGCAACATTCCCAGGATAATCAACGCCAACATAATAATCATGTCTGCTGATATTATAACTGTCACTGACAACTACATGCGTTCTATGATCAAGTTGATCAACACTACCAGCACCACCGCCTGGTCCAGTCATTGATATCTTGCTTACCCACCCCTCCAACATCTTCAACTTATTTTGAATATCTCTAATGTCTCTACTTACAGGAGGAGGATCGGGCTGAACAAACATTGAAGGGGACTTAGTAACTTTAATCCTATCAACAACATCCTTAACAGGATCCTTGATTGGGGATTCAATGATTGGCTCTTTGGGTGCGGAAATGGAAGTATTCTCTACTATCTCTTCAATAAAATCTTCTGTTGTTTGGTCTTTATGTTCTACCGATTGAGCTTCGATTTCATCAACACGAGACAGTACATTAGCAAACCTATCAAGAAGAACTTGCTCTTCCTCAGTCTTCTTTTTATCATCTGATATCAACCTACTAATGTCTTTTGAAAGGTCAGCAAACATCGAACTGAATACTGCTTTTCGTTCTTCTTTTATTGCTTCTTGTTTTATTTGCTTGGCTTTTTCAACAGCAATTTGATCATAGACGGACTGTTCCGTAACGACTCCTAAACGGTCGTTCATTCTAATTAATAGGTTGAGTTCTTTTATTTTATCCATAATCATATTTAGCTGTTGTTGTATATTATAACTCGTAGTAGAATGATTGCAGTTGTATTAGTAGGAGTGGCTGTATGAAAAAAGTAAAAAACTTATACGTCGATATGGATGGCGTTTTAAGTGATTTTAACAAAAGATACGTAGAAGTTTTCGGTATTTCGCCGAGAGATACACGAGATTCAAAAGGAACAGGAAAATATGCTTCCTATTGGTGGGACTTTATTTCTGGTGATAACTTTGCTAAATTGGATATGCTTCCAAACACAAATTTATTGTTGAAAGGAATCAGTACACTAAACGACGTACAAGTGTTGATTTTAACTTCTAGTGGAGGGTTCGATAGGCATAATGATGTTGCTGGTCAAAAGCTAAGATGGTTAACGACGCACAGCATTAAGTACCCAGCAATCGTTGTTCCTGGTCGTCGCTATAAAGCACGATTTGCCGATCCTAACGCATTTTTGATAGACGACACATTGGATGTGATTGAGAGTTTTAGACAAAGTGGTGGTCAGGCATACCATTACAACGATAGTGTTGGTCCTCAACAAGTGCTGTTTGAAGTCCAACAATGGTTGCTGAATTAATACATATGTTATATAATCAACACATCTTGTTTTAAAGGAGTGTATTATGCCAAATTGGTGTAGTAACCAAGTGACACTAACAAATAGTGATACAAATCAAATCAAGCGCGTAAAGAAGGCGATCAAAGAAGATCGTCTATTCGAAGAATTCATTCCATGCCCGAAAGAAATGATTGAAGATGGAAGCTGGTATACTCATAATATCAACGCATGGGGTACTAAGTGGGATGTTACTGGAGGGGATGTAGTAAAGAAAAGCAAACACAGTATCACGCTTGTGTTTGATACTGCGTGGAGTCCTCCATTAAACTTCTATGAGTTTCTATATGATAATGAGTGGGGAGTTGAGGCTCATTATTATGAAAGTGGTATGAACTTTGTTGGGCGTTGGTTTAATGGAGATGATGAATATTATGAAATACCGGCCAGCGGTGATGAGATTGTCGAGATGATTCCAGAAGATATAGATATGTTGTGGGGTCTTAGTGAACGTGCGTATGAAGAGGATGAGTTGGAAGAAGAAGACTCCGATTCGATTGAGGGAATTGCTGAAGATTTTGATAACTATCTGAAAGAGTTAGATGACATTAATAGTAAGGATAAACCATGAATGAATATGACGATGAAGATGAAGACATAGATTTCACAAACTATGTGGTTGATTACAATAAACTATATGAATCACCAGGTCTGTTGGCCGTAACTCGATTGCTTGTTACAGAACTTAGAAACAATCCATACAAGTCTGTTGGACATTTCTTCAAGAACTTGTCGGACGAGGACTTGAAGTTACTTCTTAACATTGCAGATACTGAGTTGGATGATGATATAAACAATCAACCCAACAATGATTTCAGCGAGCTTGTGCTTATATCCCAAATGCTTGCTGATGCTGAAGGGTCTGGTGGTAATATGGATCTCTCTCAAGTAACGAGACGTACCAACCAGTTTGTAATGTTTCTCACCATGGAATCACTACACCGAAAGAAATTAGTGAAACTATATCACGACAATATGTCGTTTGGTGAAGATGCGGGTGATAAAATTGTTGTGGAGAAATTATGAACGACCAACACTGGAATTATATGATTGAGCTCTTATCTGGAACGCTAGATAACATAAGCAATCAAGACGATCGTATGTTAACTGATATGTCTTGTGCTTATGTCGAGGCCTTCTTAATCGAGAAGGACGCAGTTATTACCTATTATAACTATAAAATAGAAAAGTAGCAAATGGAAGACAAAATCTTGTCTTATGATGAATTTTGTGAACAATACTATCCTAGAA